GTGACCGGCGGCGCCGCCCAAGTCTTCCCGGTCGTCGGCGTCGTCGTCGACTACGAGGAGAAGATGGTGGACGGCGAGACGATCATGCGTGGCGACCGCCAGGCCTACGTGCAGGCGAGCGTGCAGCCCGTCCGCGGCGACACGTTCGTCGAGGCCAATGGTGTGCAGTGGGCGGTTGTCGACGTGAACCCGGTCAACCCGGCGGGCCTTGCAGTGGTCAACGCCCTGCAGCTGCGGAGGTAGCCCATGGCAGGCCGGTTCGAGTCGCAACTGAGGGGCTTCGGCGTGAAGGCGCTGGACAAGGTGGACAAGGTCCGCCGCGCGTCCGTGCTGGAGCTCTTCAAGCTCGTCATCATGGCGACGCCGGTCGACACGGGCCGGCTGCGCGGCAACTGGCAGACGACCATCAACTCGCCCGCCGGCGCCGCGACGACCCGCGACGACCCGAGCGGCGCGGCGGCCCTCGCGGAGGCGATGGCCAACCTTGGGAGCCTGGCGGACGTCGTCTGGTTCACCAACAACCTGCCCTACGCCGAGCGCATCGAGTACGAGGGGTGGAGCAGGCAGGCGCCGGAGGGTATGGTGCGCAGGCACATCGCCCAGTGGCAGAGGATTGTGAGCGCCAAGGCCCAGGCCTTGGGGCGCTGATAGGAGGACGACGAGATGGCAAACCCGTACGCGGGGCTGAGGAAGGCGCTGATGCAGGGGGTCCAGGACTCCCCGCTCGCCCTGCCCTGCGCCGTCGAGAACGCGCCCTTCGACAAGCCGACGGACCAGAGCCCCTGGGCGTCGGCCTTCGTGCTGATGAACCAGCCCTCGGTCGCCACGCTCGGCGCCGAGGGCCAGGACGCCCACGACGGCGTCCTGCAGATCGACCTGAATTACCCGCTGATGACCGGTGAGGCGGCCGTGACGGCCAAGGCGGACGAGCTGTCGGACTTCTTCAAGGCGGGCAAGCGACTTGCCAACTCGGGGGTCGAGCTCACGGTAGCTTCCTGCGGCCGCTCACGCGGGCGGGAAGTGGACGGGTGGTATCGCGTGAGCATGACCGTCACCTGGTTCGCCCGGGTGTCCCGCAACTGATCTTCAACTTTAAGGAGCACACACCATGGCAAACGGCAGCCGCCACTCCATGCGCTACGTGGCCGAGGCGACCTACGGGACGACCCCGGCAACCCCGGCCTTCAAGCCGATCCGTCACACCAGCACGACCCTGGGCCTGTCCAAGGAGTCCCTCCAGTCGGAGGAGATTCGCGACGATCGCCAGATTGCCGACTTCCGGCATGGCGCCTACCAGGTCGGCGGCGACATGAACATCGAGCTGAGCTTCGCCAGCTTCGACGACCTGCTCGAGGCCACGCTGCTCGGCACCTGGGTCGCCAACACCACGACCGGCTCGCAGAGCCTGAGCGCCGCGGTGGGCAGCTTCAACCGTGCCGCAGGTTCCTTCATCACTGACGGCTTCGCGGTGAATGACATCGTCGTGAGCTCCGGCTTCACCAACGCCGGCAACCTCGGCCGCTTCCGCATCACCGCGCTGACCGCGACGGCGATGACTGTGACCGCGCTGCAGGGCCAGACGATGGTAGTCGAGGCTGCCGCAGCCGGTCGCCAGATCGACAGCCTCCGCGCCAAGCTGAAGGCCGGCACGGTGCGCCGCTCCTTCACGGTCGAGCGCTACTTCGGCGACATCCTGACCGCGGACAAGCCGTACCACCGCTTCACGGGCGTCGAGTTCAACACGCTGGCCCTGGCGATCAGCGCCAACGCGATGATTACCGGCACCTTCGGCGTGCTGGGCCAGAACATGACGACCGCGACGGGCATCATCGCGGGCGCGACCTACGCGACCCCGACGACCACCTCGCCGCTCGACTCGTTCACCGGCACGCTCAACGAGGCAGGCACCCCCATCGCCGTCATCACCGAGATTCAGCTGAACCTCGAGAACGGCCTGGAGGCGCGCTTCGTCGTCGGCTCGAAGGCGTCCATCCGGCCGTCCATCGGCCGCTCGAACTGCTCCGGTCAGATTACGGCGTACTTCGAGAACTCGCTGCTGCTGGACAAGTTCATCAACGAGACCGAGTCCAGCATCGTGTTCGAGCTGCCCGACGGCGCCGGCAACAAGTACGTCGTCACGCTCCCCCGCATCAAGTACAACGGCGGCCAGCCGGACGTCGAGGGCGAGGGTCCCATCACCCTGAGCATGCCGTTCCAGGCCCTCCTGGACGCGACCACTCAGACCAACATTCAGATCGAACGGGTGCCTGCATAATGAGCGAAAACAACAACGCCGCGGGGGCGGCATCCCCCGCAATGAACGCCTTCTTCACGCGCGGCGTGGCTAACGAGGGGCTACAGTTGCCCCTCTACCTGCCGAACGGCGAGAAGAGCGAGCACTGGGTGCGCGTGCTGGGCGTCGACTCCGATGCCTTCCGTGCGGCCGAGGCCGAGTCGAAGCGGGACGCGTTCCGCATCGCCGGCATCGAGTCCCGCGAGGAGCGCGCGGCGGAGATTGCCAAGAGCAAGCGGCGCCTCGTCGCGTCCCTGGTGTGCGCCTGGTCCTTCGATCAGCCCTGCACCGTGGACAACGTCGAGGCCTTCTTCCTGGAGGCCCCGCAGATCATGGACGCCATCGACATGGCTGCCAGCAAGCGGGCGCTTTTTTTCGTGGGGCGGTCGAGCAGCTCGCAGCCTACGCCGAGCACGAGTTCCGGCTCGACCTAGTCCCGAAGGGCTCGAAGCAGACCCTGCGTGCTTCCCTCATGCAGGTGTGGAAGACGCTGAAGCGGAAGCCGCCTCAGCTTGAGAACGCGCCGGAGCTCCCCGAGGAGCTCCGGTATGTGTGGGAGTGGTTCAGGGAGGTCTTCGCGGGTGAGCCGCTGACGTACACCGAGCTGCAGTCGTGGTCCAGTATGACGGGGAAGCGTCTGCTGGGCTGGGAGGCCGAGCTGATAAAGTCCCTCGACCGCATTTTCTGGAAGGTGCAGCATGGCAACCGACGTAGCTAGCCTAGCAATTCGCGTAGAGTCCCTGCAGGTGTCGGAAGCTGACCGGCGCCTGAAGGGACTCTCGTCCTCCGGCGCCTCGGCCGAGCGCGCCACCTCCGGCCTCAGCGGCGCCTTCGGGAAGCTGCTGGGGCCACTCACCGCCGTCGTGTCCGCCGGCGCGGCCCTCTCCAAGCTGGTCAGCGTCCAGCGCGAGTTCGACGTCCTCAACGCCGGCCTGGTCACCGCGACCGGGTCGAGCGAGAAGGCCGCCGTCGCGTTCGACGCCCTGCAGGAGTTCGCCACCAAGACCCCCTACAGCCTCAACCAGGCGGTCGAGGGCTTCACCAAGCTGGTCAACCTCGGCCTGACGCCGAGCGAGCGCGCCCTGCTGTCGTACGGCAACACCGCCAGTGCGATGGGCAAGGACCTCAACCAGATGATCGAAGCCGTGGCCGACGCCGCCACGGGCGAGTTCGAGCGCCTGAAGGAGTTCGGCATCAAGGCCAAGCAGGAGGGCGACAAGGTCACCTTCACGTTCCAGGGGGTCAAGACGACCATCGGGAACAACGCGGCCGAGATTGAGCAGTACCTCACCAGCCTGGGCGAGAACCAGTTCGCCGGCGCCATGGAGCGCCGCATGGACACGCTCGACGGCGCCATCGCGAACCTGGGCGACACCTGGGACGCCCTGTTCCGGAACGTGTCCCAGAGCGGTGTCGGCGACGCGATTGAGGCGGCCGTGCGGCTCGCGACGGACGCGCTCCAGGAGCTGAACGACATGCTCGCGTCCGGCGAGCTCGAGGCCTACCTGAAGTCCATCACGGTGCAGTTCGACGCCTGGGGCAAGGACATCGAGCGCACGGTCGAGATTGTGACCAAGTTCCTCAAGGAGAACTTCGGCGAGTGGGAGGACGAGGGCAAGAGCACCGTCGACTTCCTCATCGGGGCCTTCAAGAACTTCCCGTCCAACGTCCGCGCGCTGATCCAGATCATGACGGTGGAGGTCGCTGCCGGCCTCGACCGCGTGATGGCCTACGCCGGCGCCTTCAAGGACGGCGTGGCGGCAATCTTCAACGACGACACGGTCGCCGGCGTCGGCCAGCGCCTGGAGAACAGGCTGCAGGCGATTAAGCAGGCGCGCATGGACTCCATCGACGAGGCCCTGCGCGAGCGCGACGCCGCGGTCAAGGCCAGCGACGACCAGGTCGCGGCGGCCTCCCGCCTGCGCGCCGAGTACGACGCCGCCAATGAGGCCAAGAAGAAGGCGAACGCCGGCGTGGACCGGCTTGCTGGCTTCAAGGTCGGCGGCGACTCGAAGGCCAGCGACACGGTCGACAAGGCCGCGCTCAAGGCGGCCGAGCAGAAGCGCAAGCAGCAGGAGCGCGAGTTCGAGTCCCTGAAGGAGTCGCTGCGCACCGAGGAGGAGACCATCGCGGCCTCCTACGAGAAGCGCAAGGCCATCATCGAGGCGAACACCAAGGCCGGCAGCGAGATGCGGGCGGACCTGATGAAGCGCCTCGACGCCGACCGCGCCGAGCAGCTTAAGAGGCTGGAGGACGAGCGCGGAGCAGAGCTCGAGGGCCTGCGCCAGTCCCTGCGCACCCAGGAGGAGGTCATCCAGGAGTCCTACGACAAGCGTATGGAGATTATCCGCAAGAACACGGAGGAGGGCTCCCAGCTGCGGACCGACCTGGAGGCGCGCACTGCCGAGGACCGGACCAAGGCGCTGGCCGACATCGAGAAGCAGCGGCAGGCGGAGAGGGACAGCCTCTACAACTCCCTGCTGACCGAGGAGGAGTCGCTGCGCCAGTCGTACGAGCGCAAGAAGCAGCTCATCCTCGAGAGCGAGGCGGTGACCGAGACCGAGCGGCAGGACCTCCTGCGCAGGCTGCAGCAGCAGTTCACCGACGAGCAGGCCGCCATGGAGACGCAGCGCATCCAGACCCAGCTGCAGGGCGCGGCGACCCTGTTCGACGGCCTGGCGGGACTGGCCAAGGGCTATGCTGGCGAGCAGTCGAAGGCTTACAGGGTACTATTCGCCGTGAGCAAGGCCTTCAGCGTCGCCCAGGCCGCCATGTCCATCTCCACCGGCCTCGCAAAGGCCCAGGAGCTGGGCTTCCCGGCGAACCTGGCGGAGATGGCGCGGGTCGCGGCCACCGGCGCGTCGATCGTGTCCCAGATTAACGGCTCGCAGTTCTCTGGCGCCTACGACCAGGGCGGCCAGATTCCTGCGGGCAAGATCGGGATCGTCGGCGAGTACGGGCCGGAGCTCGTGAGGGGCCCGGCGTCGGTGCGCGGGCGCGAGCTGTCGAGTCGGTCCTACCCGGACGGCGGCGGGCAGCCCGCGGCGGCGCCGGCGCAGGTGAACGTGCGGAACATCAACGTCCTCGACCCGAGCCTGGTGGGCGACTACCTGGGGACGGACGAGGGAGAGAAGCTCATCATGAACGTGGTGCAGCGCAACCAGCAGTCGCTGGGGTACTGATAGGAGAAGAGACATGGCAAACGAGGTGGGCACCGCGTCCAACCTGGAGGACCTGTTCGGGAAGATCGTGAGCTTCCTGACCACCAACGCCGCGCTCGTCGCGGCGAGCCAGCAGTGGCAGGTGCTCCGCCAGTGGCGGGACAACGTCGTCGGGATCAGCGTGACGAGCCTTGTGGAGAGCGCGGCATACAACCAGCGTCGTATCCTCCACAGCTTCCGCTACGACCCGCGATCGCTCGGCACGAATGCTCAGACTGCCGGTACGGGCCACGTGGCCTGCTCGAGCTACGTGGCTGGCACCAGCCAATTCACCATGCAGCTACGCACCGCCAAGGCGGTGGCAAACGTGCGCATATCTGCGCCGCTGGACTCGAACACCTCCGAGGTGCTGCAGAACTTCAGGCTCCAGTACTCAGACGACAACTCGACCTGGACGACCGCACTGACGGTCAACTCGACGCCGGTCTACCTTGTTGGCGAGACCAAGACCTTCGCAGTACCGGGCACCCCGGGTGCGCACGTGTACTGGCGCGTCATCATCGACCGCAAGCAGAGTGGCTCGACGACCGGCTCTGTATACTGGCGCAGCTTCCTACTGCTCGACTCTGGTGGCGACATCGTCAACCACTTCGGCAGTGAGGCCCTGCTCAAGGCCACGGGCACGTCCGGCACCGACGCCATCTACACCGGCATCCGCTCGGAGTACGACGCGGCGAACGGCTGGTACAACCTGTTCCTCAACGGCTACACGGGCTACGACCCGAACGAGACGAGCTTCTTCAACCAGCCCGGGGCCCTCAACAACTGGTCCGCCGTCACGCCGCTCGACGTGCCGATGGTGCCGTGCTGGAATGCAGCCATGCCGTACTGGTTCCGGGCAAACGGCCGCAGCTTCAGCTTCGGCGTGAAGGTGTCCACGTCCTTTGAGGGCGGGTATATGGGGTTCATACTGCCCTACGCTACTCCCTCGCAGTACCCGTACCCGCTGGCCGTGGGCGGCTCCCTGGTGCCACAGGACTCGGATCGCTCCTCTACGTGGCGCTACTCGTACAACGACCTGAGGCACAGCGTCTTCCCGATACCAGGGTCCAACACTACCAGCCCTACAGCTACAACGCCTAACAGCAGCGCCCTGTACCTTCGCACGCCGGACGGCCTGTGGCAGTCTTTTTCTCAGCGTACCGGCGTGACCACAATATATGAGATGACCCAGTCGCTCGGTTCGCCGTTTGCACGCTCAAGTAATCGTTCCGGTGTGTGGCCCGCCTCGGTGCGCAACGTGGGCGCGGCTGCACCACGGCGCGACTACCGCGAGGTGCTGGGTGGAGGCTACCTGCTGCAGCCTCTCATAATGCACCAGCGTCTGCCTACGGACGCGGTATGGGGTGAGCTCGAGGGCTGCATGGCCATCTCTGGCTTCGGCAACGCGGCGGAGAACACGACTAGCTTCGCCGGCAAGAACTACGTCATCTTCCAGAACGTCGCGCGCACCGAGGCGCACGAATACTGGGCTATGGCACTCGACTGATAGGGGAACGACATGGCATACGAGACTGGGGCCTCCACCGGCCCCAACGACCTGCTGGACAAGCTGCGCCTATTTGCGATCGCGCAGGGCTGGACCGTGAACCGCTGGACCACAGTCGGCTCCGGTCGCGAGCTCTGCGTCTCGAAGGGCAGCGCCTACTACAACATGCGGTCCTACCAAAACGAGACCGTCTTCAGTAACGGCTCGAACTATACGAGCCGCTACGGCATCTCCATCAACGGGTCCGATGGCTTCGCGTCGGGCAGTGCGTGGGATCGCCAGGCGGGCTACCCAATCCGCACGGGCGGAGCGGCTGGCTCAGACCAGTGCACGAGCCATGTGCCCTTCGTGACGAGCACCGGCCCGTTCCCTGCGTACCACTTGTTCGCGCCTGACAGCAAGACCGTCTACCTCGAGGTCGAGGTGACAACAGGGTGCTTCCTGCGCATGGGCTTTGGCACTCTGGACCTATTCAACGCGGGCTCAGCCGGCGGCGGCCGCTTCTACTACGCGACAGGTGGCAGCGCAGCAGTGACCAACTCGACAGCATCGAGCTCATGGCTGGGCACCGAGATTGACAACAGCTCGTACGCCCTGGAGGAGGTGCCGTTCCGCGGGGCCGACTACGGCGCGACGTCCCTGCAGATCGGGTCCTTCGTGCGGGCGGCCTTCGACTCGTTCGACAACTGGTGCTCCTCGCAGCGCACCGGCAC